CCCCGCCATCCGAACAATAAGCAACATCGCCTGATGCCTTGTCCGTTCTTGCGTTTAGTTGTGCTGTGGTTTGTGGTTTTAGGTTTAGAATTTCTTCAAGTTTAACCTTGCCTGTTGCAGGATCAAGTGTTAGTGCTGTTGCACTACTTGAATTGATTTCGTCAGGAAGATATGAAGCATCAATCTTTGTTGATGCGTTTAGTGGTGCAACACCGCTTGCTTGTCCTCTGCCGTTGATTACCGCAGTAACTTCGTCCAATGCCGCTTTAAGATCTGCTCTTGCCGCCGCTGGACTATCCGTTCCTGCGTCTAAATTTGATGTATCTATGTTACTTGCATTTCCCCAAGCCATGTTATCTACCTCTCATTGTTATTTAACGTCATTGTAGCATTTACATATAAAAACGCTTGTATGACGCTTATTTTGCGTCTTAGACGCCATTAATTTATCTTTATACACTTGACTCATACGATGTAAATCCTGTATGTCCATGATACCAAAAATTGCCAGTTCCCAAACTTGCTACCTTGTGAATATACAACGTAGGACCGTTTGCAAAAAACGTGTTAGGACCAATCAGTGTTGTTCCGCCTGCTTTTACATAATATTGATTTGTTCCTGAACCTATGCTAACAATCTGTGACATAATCAAAATTGTGCTGTTAACTGCCATATTTTGAATGTCTATGTTAACGGTTATGCCCGAAGTTCCTGTATAATTTGTCGCAAATATCAATACCGTTTTACCACTTGACAATGTTAAATTTTTTGTTCCGCCGCTGGTATAGGTTATTGTTTGTAAATCACTTGCTGTCCAAGTAGGTATTCCTCCGCCTGTAGCACTAATTGTAACGCTACCAGCACTATCTGGATTTGTTACGGTGACATTATCTCCAGCAACAACATCTTGTATACCACTACCGCCCAGTGTGCCTGCGTTGTATTCAGCACCAATTGTGTTAATGGCATCAGCCATCTTTTTTAGTTCTGGTCTGCTGTCCTTGATGCTGTCATTGTCATTGTCAAAATATGAACTATCTGGTAATGTGACTGGCATTATATCTCCTTAATGCTACCATTGGCATCCGAAACAAGGCCTGGTAGTCCTGTTATGACTGCATCAAATGTGCAATCCACTGGTTTTGTTTTTCCATATGTATCAAAATCATAGATATACATAGTTATTGGATCCGTTGACTTGTCCAAATAAATCTGCGGTTTACCTGTTAGCGTTGTAGAACTTGCTACATAAACTTCACCAGCACTATCATCACTTGCCACATATCCACTTGCCACGTATGTGTTAGAACCAATCAAAGGTTGGCATACAGCACTTGTAATCTTGCTTAATGTTGAATTAACGCTTAATTCTCTAACACCTGTGCTACCTGTTAGCGTTGCAGAACTTACACTACTAACGGTTTCAACCCTTTTGCCTGTTGTTAAATCTGTTCTTATACCCAATATAACAGGTGCAGTATCTCCTGCACTATCATTGGACACGCTTACGGTAAATTGAAAATATCTACCTCTAACACCGCTTAATGTTTGGCTTGGTGTTACATTAATCTGTTGCGGACTTACAATAACACCGCCTGAAATTGCGTCACCATAGTATACGGTTATGTTAGCAGGAAAGTTTGCTTCTACATCAGTCAAATAGTTAATGTCTTCTATTCTACCAAAATCTACCACGTTGGTTGTAAATGTTAAAGGACTTGCAGGAGTAAGATTCCAAGAGGTATAGGTATCCCAACCACCTGTTAGGTCCGCCCAAGTTTCGGTGCTTTTGGCTTGATATACTCCTTCAGCAAAATAACCATTTCCTGCCATCTTATGCTCCTAAACTATGTGATGTAATCACACTATTTGCGTTTGCGGCTGGCGTAATAAATGAACTTATGTTTTGATTTACGTGATTGACAAATGCCGTAATAGTTTTTTCATTTTTTGTTTTACCAGCAATAGGATCATAATAAGAATATACCTGTCCTAGGTCACTATCATCAGGAAATTCAAATTCTTCACCGTTTAATCTTTTAACCCATTTGTATCTAAAAAATTTACTTGCACGGATATCAACGTGTGCATCATAAAAACCCCAAAAACCACGACTTTCACTAAAACTTGCACCATTTACATTGCCTCTAACATTGTATTCAGTGGTCCATTGCACATAATATGTTGATGTTCCTTTTCTATTAAACCAATTTTCTTCGCGAAGGAAATTTACCAATCTATCCTCAGGTTGATTAAGTTGTAAACGCAAATAATAATACGGTTCACCATTAAAGGCATAATTCGGCCCACTTATTTCATACCAAGGTGTTCCACCTGTTTGTGCTCTCATACCTAGACCTGCATTTTGATCTCCATACCAAAGGTTATCTAGTGTATATCCATAGGCATATGGTGATTTGTTTGTAAACAGATTGATACCATTAATTGGTCTATCCCAACTTGGTGGTAATTCATTGTTAGGTCCTTCGCCCGCACTATCTTCATCTGGATCGTTAGGCGGAACAACACCAATTGGATTTACTGGTAGTGGACGCACATAAGGAATAATTGTAAATTCGTCTGGTAGATATAAACTTGGTGGTGTTTCCACCTGTTCACCTGTTGTAAACGGATACAATGTAGCATCGTGTTCAACAGCATCCATATCAACCGTTGCGTCCGCGTTAAGTTTTAATCCTACAACACGAAATGTCTTTTGATTAAAATTAAGGATAGTATCAGTCACCCTAATAATGTCACCAATCTCAACATCCATCAATTCCTGTGAACCTTTAAAATTAATCTGTCTTTGTGATCTTGATTTGTCATAGATCATTTGTGCCATGTCATATGCAATGGCTTTGTTGGTTAGTGTGTTAAATGTAAACTCACCTGTTAGCACTTCTTCATCATCAGCGGTTTGATCTCCACTTCTGTTAAACACAACCTGCTGTGAACTAAAGTTTAGATCAGGATCAATGTAGTTTACCAATACCTGATTGTATTTTGAAGTCTTTGTTTCACCATTTAATTTTATGCCGCCAATGATGTTTGATTTTGTTACATCATATGCAACACTTACGGTAGCACTTGTAATATCCGTTGGATTTCCACCATCTTCTACCTTTAGTTTATAGCGTCCCTGCACAAAAGGCATAATGCCTCTGCTTCCTGCTAGTAAAATTTTTGTGTTGTCAATTACCTTGCTTCTTGTGTCCAATACAGCATTTAAGGTCAGTGCTCTACCTGACTGGCTGTTGGAATAGTTTACGGTTTGTTCAAACTTGTTAGCCGCTACCTTAAAACTATCAGCATCAATTTCTTCCTTGGCAAAACCCGCACCATATCTTGGATTAAGCATATAGTCCAACAGGCAGTTTGCTGGATTGAAACTATAACCTTTTGTTAGGTTAGCATAGTCGGCACTTAATGTTGCCCCACCTGCGTGATTACGCACATCATACACCTTTTTGCCCAACACGTCAAATTCAACTTTGGGAATACCACCACTAAATGGATTGTTGTTGGCATCATCCTGTGTTTTAATTTCTTTCCATTCAAAACGCATTACAGCATAGGCAACACCCGGCAGTTTACGTTGTTTTATTGGCCAAGTGGGTGTTTCATTTGCCAATGAACTTTGTGCTTGTCCTTCACTGCCTGAAAATAATTGCATTTGAATTCTGTCTTTGTAACGTCCTTCAGTAACATTGATTGTAGAATTAAACGCATACTTGTTTGTCGGTAATGGTAAGTCCACATCATTAACAAGTATACGTTTAATCCCTTCTATCTCACCCTCGCATATGGCATACACAATATAAAGATACTTGTTAGACGTTCCGTTTGTTTCAGCAAATATAATTGATCCACCTACACGTCTATATCCATAGATAACAGGAATAGCAACGTTGGTTCCTTGTTTGTTAACCTTAACACCCTGTGCTTCTTGTTCGGGGTTGTTAACACTGGGCATATCCAATGCACCAAATGGTGATAACACAAATCCAACAACGTCGCCAACAAAACTTACAACCGCCTTAACGGCACCTACAATAACTTTGACAACCTTTTTGAATACTTTTGAAACACCACCCATTATTCAAGTTCCTTCACGTAATGGTATCCAACTTCTTCCATACCCTGTTTTTTAAAAAAGATTTTGCCACGTTTAACATAATCTTCTACCTGTTTAAATTCGTCATTGTATAACATAGTTGATGCCTGCACATATAAACAACCATTGTTTCTAAACCATCTAACAGCCGCTTCATACATATCCTTGGCTAACCAAATATTTCTAACATCAGGATCAATATAAAACATAACAATTTCACCATATAATCTATTGTTCCATAATTTTTCATTTAATTGTGCTATACAATAACCTTTAATCTCATTGTCTTCATCAACCACAAACACCTTAACATCAGGACTAATAATACATTGACGCATCTGTTTCTTAACGTGTATTTCATCTATGTTGTCATAGTCTTGTATTTGTGCATCAACGGCGTGTTTTCTAATACACTTTAACCAAAGATCCATTTCAGAAACATCTATTTCTCTAATCATTATTTCTGTCCCCATTTTAAATCGTTAAGTGTTTCGTGTGAATATTCCATGCCAAAGTCCGTTGGATATTCTCTTTGAAAATTTGCTATGTTAGTTCTTCTACCAACCACCTTATCAAAGTTTGCAAATTGACTTACAACCTCATAGGTAATGGTTGCTGTTTCGTCAGCATCGGTAACACTATAACCACCAACTCTACCCTTGAATAATGTGACAGGAGTTCCAACAATTGAATTGTCTGTTGGATTTATAAATGCTCTGCGTATTTCTACTGGTTGGTTAATTTGTTCTGAACGAGCAAATGTTGTGACGTTTGAAACATCCAATGCACTAATTTGTAAATTGACGTTTGTAATTTGTAATTCACCAGTTTCTTGTGCTTCACTAACACCTAAAAAGTTGCCCTGTGCTTCATAGGTATTTGAATTGTAATCTACATCAAAAGGACCGTCAGTGTAGTAGATTGTGCTGGATCCGTTTACACCAATATCAACCAATAAGAACGATACGAGAGCATCGCCGGCAAGGTATGTGTTAACACTTGAATCCAACCCTCTTGACATTAGATAGTCTCCTGTATGTCGATTTCATAATCTACCAATCCGTCATTCCTATAACCAAATTCTTGTAAATCACCTGTTAGTATCATTCTAAAAGGCACACTTGAAAATATAACCTGTTCGCCACCCGCTGACTCTTGACTAACAACATCATTAACCAATGCAGGTGTAATGTTTAATGTAGCATCACCTCCAGCATCCGTGTTGATGTCTGTGCTTACCATATACACTTTAGTATGATTACCAAATCTTATAACATCACCAGCCTTGAATAATTCTCCGCTGATTACATTTGAATTAACAGATAGCGTTGTTGCACCCGCACTTGCATCTGAAGTCACATAGCAGTTTTGACTAGCAACGTTTGGACTTGTGCTTGTGGAAATTGTGGGAAATACAATATCAAATTCGTTTAGACTACCTTGACAACGTGCAATAAAAGCCTGTATAGGTTTAAATTCTGCAAGGGTCATTGTTGGAAAACTTAACGTAGCACTCCAAATAGTTGTTGAATTTGTAGCACGAATTATTCTGCCACTTGCTGTTTCTGTTTTTTTGGTTGCCGTGTTTTGTTTGAAGTTAATAGCACGGGTTCCTACCGATATTGGAAAATTTCCTATGTAAGCCATTACGCTGTTACTCCTGTTCTACCACGTTTGTTCATTGCTTGATTGATGATGCCAACAATAGTTCCTCTTCTATTAATTAACAGATCATCAAAGCCTTCGGCATCAACCGTGGATATGTTGAAGTTAACCGTGACTGGTTGATTGTTTCCGCCCATACCTTCAATTGCTGTTGCAACTTCTCTTGGTATAACCGTGCTTGGTTGTTTAGGAACAATAAGTTCAGGTCCGTCTTCACCTACTAACGCAGGTTGTCCTTGACCAATTACACCACCTCGCTGTGCCGGTTGTGCTCTAATAGCCGCCACCTGTGCAAAACCTGCCGCAACGGTTGCCGCCGCCGCAATAAAGTTAAATGGTGGTGGATAACTTGCTAATGCTTTTGTGGCACCTTGGTATGTGTTAATAATTGCTTGAACAATAGCCGCCGCTTTTGCCAACCTTGCATATTTTTTATCCATAGCCGCCAAACTTGAAAAGAATGTTGAGGCATTGTCTGCCATAAATTGATATTTTTCTGCTGTAGATTTCTTTTCAAAATCAATTCTACTCTTAACGTATTTTTCTTCACGTTCTTGTTGACCAATGCGTTGAAGATTTGCTTTTTCATCTTCAGATAGCATTTGACCATTAACTGCTTTATATTTGTTTAATCTATATTCTAAACTTGCTTCAAACAATTTATCCTGTCTTTTATTAAAGTCTTCAAATATTTTTAATCTTTCATTTTCTGCTTGAAGAAGTATTGCACTTAATGCCTGTTGTTTTTCTGTTTCTGAAAGTAATGTGTTTTCATTAACCTGTTTTTCAACTTCACGTCTTGCAGTTTCTAAATCATTTAAACTATCAATTAAATATTTTGGTGTTAATTGTTGGAATGATTTACTAAAACTTGCAACTAAATCTTGTTGTGCTTTTGTAAGTTGATTTGTGGCTTCAGTTGCACCAAACAAACCACCTGCCGCATCATCTGCCGCATCTCCTTGATCACCTAATGCTTTATTGGTAGCAATTAAGGCATCATAAGTTTCTCTTGCTTTCTTTTCTGCTTCATCATAAGTTAAACCAGCATTTGTCCAAGCAGTTGTTAAATCATTAAGTAAAAGTTGACCTTCTTGAATAGCGGATTTAGCCAATTCATTGCCGTCAACCCATTCCATAACAGCATCTTTGGCATCACCTATTTTTTCTTCAACAAATTCATAACCTGATATAGCAAGATCTTTTAATCCGTCTCTTACCTGTTTACCAGTGACTTCTATTTCTTCTAAACCTGGAATAAATCTTGCAATAGCATTGTATCCTGAAATGATACCTTCAACAAAACTATCAAAAATACCTGTGACAAAGTCAATTGCTCTACCAAGTTGATTTTTAAAATATGTTGCTATGCTACCTGCTACAGCACCAAGTTTTTTCAATACAGCACTAACCTGTGCAATAGTTCTACCCAATCCATTTTCCATAGATAGGTATGTGATTAAACTTGCGGCCGCTACTGCTAACAATCCTAATGGATTTCTTGCCATAGCAAGTGTTAAACTTTTAACACCATTTGTCACCATCTGCAATACTTTTACAAGTCCTGCACCACCTAATACAGCAATAGCAATCTTGGCACCTTGAATAAATTTGCCCATATCAAAACTAGATTCTTTAATAAATTCATTAAGTTTAAAGAACATAAAGCCAAGTTCTTCACCAATTGTTTGAGCAAGTCCATTTGAACTTTGAACTATGCTTGTGAATGTTTTGGCTAATTGTGTAAGTGCTAAACCTAATCCGCTTTCACCTATTGTAGCAGAGAACTTATCAGTAGCATCTTTTAGATTTGATAACGCACCTGTTAGTGTGTTAGATTGACGTTCAATACCACCTGCAAATTCTGTCTTACCAATTTGATCAATTAATTTGATAATACTTCTACCATCATTTGCAACGGTTGTTGTTGTTCCTTTGAAATTTACTTTTAATTTGTCGCCTTCAACCTTTACCTTAATACCCAATTGTTTGAGCATTTCAAATTCGCCGGTTGTGGCGTTGAATACTGCTTGTGCGACGTCGTCTATACGTTTGCCCATACCAGCCGCTATGTTGCCCACGTTTGTCATAAACTCCGTGGTTGGATTTAGACCAGCATTTTTAAATTTAATAAATGCTTCTGTAACTTCATCTAATTGGAACGGGGTGCCAGCCGTAAAATCTTCAATGAGTTTGAAGGATCTTGCGGCTTTGGCAGTATTACCTTCGATGGTGACTAATGTTGCTCTTAAGTCTTCAAAACGTCTTGAAACGTTGATTACTCCTGATGCAACCCTACCTAAACCTAAACCAGCAAAAACCCCTGCCGCTAATCCGGCAATAGATCTAAATGTATTGTCTACACTTTTTGCACGTTTTTCAACCTTAGATAAATTAGCATTGATTTTACCCAATGCCTGTTGCGTTTTATCTACGGCCCTTATTTCTACGGTCTGTGTTGCCACTCATCGCCTCCTCGCTTTTTCTTTGTTGTAGTAAGAACCATTCATACCACAACCTAATTTCAAGGACACTCAACTGCATTACTTCCTCCACACTCTTGTGCAAAGTCTCTGCTATTCTCATTAGCAGTTGTAGTTCAGTATCCTCTTTTAGTTTTTTGCTATTTCCTCATATTCAGAAACAGCATTATTCAACTCGCTACACACTTTTAACAATGTTGCTGGATCAGCCTCATTTAGTAATGTAGTTTTGTCAAACTTTGTAAACATTGGTTTTCCTTCCGGATCCAATGCTTTAGCAATTAGACTTTCGACTAATGCTTCAACCGTCTTACCTTGTTGTTGTAGACTAATAATTTTACTTTCTACAGCAAATGGATAAGCCGCTTTGTAGTAGATGTCTGTTTTCCATTCTGGCACAGAAATCTTTTGTAGTCCACCACTTAACTTGTCTTTAAAGTGTCCAGTGATGTTTTGCATTACGTTGCTCATATTTTATATCTCCTTTTAGATATCTCCCTTACGGTAGGTCCCAAAATACCGTTTGGTGCTTGTTTTGAGCGGCCTTCTTCCAATGGAACAATGTGGGAAACACGGTTGACAATCCTCTTTTCTTTGAAAGCGGATTCGAGACGCCAACCGCGTCTTGCTTGTCCCTTGTCGATAGGAGTTTTAGAAACTGCTACCGTTTTGATATCTTCTGCCACTCGAGTGATAAATGCATCTTTTTCTCTTTCAAGTTGCCTCATCGCTTTTTTAGTGCCTCGAACACTAATTCTTAACATTACAAATCCTTAAGCGTTATACGCCGCCGTATCTAATGCTCCAGTTCCCTGGAAATTAACCGTTGCAGTGATTAAGTCGTCAAAAGTTGCACTTCTTGAAACAGAAGTTACAATAACTTTTCCTGTGAATTTTTCACCAGCACTTGTGCTTGGATAAAATTCAATAAACAAATCGCTATCAACGTTTGGATTGAAAGCATCTGATGCCGCTGTATGTCCGTCATCATATACTACTTCCATTGAACCTGTAAACTGGTGTAAACCTGATTTATAAGTTCTTGCCGCGTCGCCCATTACGGTGTCTTCAATAACATCTTTAGTATGTTCTACCGTCCAAGAGCGAACTTGAGCAATCGCAGTTTCACCTGCAGAGTCGGTTCCGAGTTTAACGGTTCCGTTTTCACCTGTGTAAGTCGCCATTTTTAGTTCTCCTCTTTAGCGTTTTTGGATTCAGCGTCTGAAATGCGTTCACCTTCTGGTGCTGAAACAGATTCAATTGAGTCTGCCCAGTCTTCACCTGAAAGTGGATCCCATTCCTCTTCCTCATCCTCTTTGATTGAAGTCACGTGGGCGTCGGCTGTAATTTTATTCTTACGTCCTTTGGCCTGTGACTTTTTTTCTGAAGTTGGTTGTTCTAATGTCCAACCTTCTTCAAGAAATCTTTGTATGCGATCCTCTTCAATGTATTTCCAAGAACCGTCTTTCCACATTTTTACATTTTTAATTGGCATATTATACTGCTCCTTTTGTAAATGAGTATTGAACTTCTGCAATCATATTGAACTCACCAAGTGGTGGTGTTCTATCTATAACTTCAATAGTCGTAACGTGTGTTGTTGCGGCTCTTGTTGCGTTTAGTTCTCTATCTCTGTTTGTGTTAAGTGCTTCTTCAATGCGTTCAATCAATTCATTACGTTTTTGATCTACACTTTGAACAAATCCTTGGCGTCCATCGGATCGCACAAAACCTCTTATGTTAACTTCTAACACTCCACGACGATTTCCACCCATTGTGTTTTCTGCACGGGTTTCATTACCTGTTGTAACCAATAATGCGGGGAATTGTGTAAGTGCTAATTTTTCTGTGTCAAAAGGTTCGCGTGTCACGAACTTGACCTTTGGGTTTTCCATATCACCCAAAACATCAATGATGTTAGAAATTATATCTTCTCTATTTGACATCGCCTACTACCTTTTTAGGCGTAGGTAATGAGTAGGTTCTCTTTCGTTATCGTCAACCGTTCCGCTAGAGTCCAAGTCATATTCTACACCATCTCTTAAAATTAAATCTAATTCTCTTTCGTATTCTTTACGATAGAATTCCATCTTTCTTTCAAAGATGTCTAAATCTGGTTCAAATTTTGATAGTTTAGGATATACGTGGAAACCCAGTGCATGATAGCAACAGGCTCTTGTCAGTTGACTTGCTGTATATAAGTCTTCGTCAGGCTCAACTGCCCCAGTAGCAACACGTGATATGTCATACATTCCAACCGTATATGTAGGCCACCAACGAATGCGTAAATCTCTAAACACATCGTTTTGTGCTTTGTTTAATTCGTCGTCAAAGTCTGGAATTCCGAATGATAAAATATCCGGTTCATATTGTTGTATGTCGCTAATAGTCGCAAGTGTTATTGCCATAGGATTCTGTCCTTTTTAATATGCTTTGGGTCCTTCCCAAACCATCAAATTGTTTACATTGTTATTTATTGTAAAGAAGAGAAAAGGGCGAATTTCTCCGCCCTTTCCCGTGATTTAATCTAAAATTAGATTAATGCTGAAGAATCAGATACGATTGCAACACCGTATTGATCAAACAATTCAGAAGTTCCGTAAGCCATAGAACCTACGATCTCTAATGAACGTTTTGAAGCGTTTCTTTCAGTTTCAATTCTCATTGCTCTCTTAACCATGTAGCCAAGAGCATCTTGAGTCATTACACCACCTACGTAAGCACCTGCAGAATCACCAGCAATAACCGTTGATTCAAAGATGTCCACGCCAGCGACACGTCCTACGAAACCATCTCTTAAAGCCGCGTTACCGATATCACTTAAAGAGTGTGACATAGTATTACCTGCGTTAGTTAATTGTTTCTTAAGATCATATGCTTGATATGGGTGTAACACACAAGCAAAACCACCATTTTGGTCTGCTTTGTTTGCTCTCAATGTAGCCGCCGCTTTAAAGATATCGTCGATTGTTACAGACGCACCAGCAGAGTTAATTGTGTTAGAGAAACCGCTGAATAATGTCGCGATATCTGTGTCAACTTTTTCTGCCATTGCCGCACCAATTTGACGTCCGATAGCCGCCGCAACATCTTCGTTTGCACTTTCTGCCGCTAGGTCAGTAAGTTCAACCATAACACCAATTTCTGATGCTGTGATTGTTTTAGATGTTGTATTGAATGCTGTGTTAGATAGATCAATCCCGTCAGCAACGCCTGCCGCTGATAGTGATGGATAAATTGGAACCTGTGCTGTTAAGCCTGGTGTTCCTGACATATCGTAATTTCTTACGAGAGGTCTAATTACGGTCTTCTCATTTAGTGTATAAAGAGCCGACTGCACGATGTTTGCGTATAATTCACTTAATACGCTACTTGTTGCTTCATTTGCCATTGCTTTGTCTCCTTGTTAGTAGCAATTTAAATACGGACCCCTTTAGCCTTCATAATCTCTTTGTATCGAGCACGATGCTCTGGGTTTTCCATATTCAGTTTTGTTATGTCGTTATCTACCACAGGACTTTGTTTTCCAACGCCTTGTCCAGTTCCTGAACCACTTGGTCCTGCCTGAACAAAATGTGGATTGGTTGTAAGGAATTCATTTACCAAACTAGACACTTTAATTGGGTTACCCGAATCATCATATCTAACCTGTCCGTTTGCATCTACAACGTCAACACCACCTGCTTCATTTAAGCGAAGTTGTCCTTTTAGCAATGAAACCACCTGTTGTGGATTTACTGCCTTTTGACTGCTTGCCTCATTAAGCAATGTGCCGTCTACCTTGATTGAAGTAAGTTCGCTTTGGTATTGTTGAATTTTACCGGAGAATTTCTCTGCCTGTTCCTTCAACAACTTTTCAAACTCGCCACGCTTTTCTAATTCTTCATGACGTGCCTTTTCTTGCTTCTCTACAAGTTCGTTATAAAGATCCAAGTCAACGTTTGAGTATTTCTTTTCAAACTTTGCCTTTTCTCTTGCTACCCTTTCCGCCACAATGCGATTTACATCGTCTTGTGATAAAAGGTTGTCCTTAACACCTTCCTGTGTTTTTGCTACCTGCTCTTTACCTTCTTGGTGAGTTGCAGTCAACTCTGTATCATTAACCGCTGTGTTTTCTGCGTCCATAAATTACCTCTTTCTAATTGGTTGAGTTCTACCCCTACGCTCATTCGTAGTATGTGTTTATTTAGCAATATTGGCTCTAGCCATGTCTAAATTGTGTTTGTTTTGCTGTATTAACACCGGAATTGGTGTTGAATGTATTCCAAAACTAGGATGGCTATGTAACCATTCTTCGTCTTCTCGTTCTGTGTTTAATCTTTGTTCTATCTTTTTAAGTAGCCTTGGTTTTATAACACCTATGATGTTTACCCTGGCTTCTAGATCACCTAGTGGTTGAGGTATGCCATTCCATAGACATATTTCAATTTTACCCTTAAGCCATGCACTATAACTCCAAGGGCATACCCGTTTGATGCTAGTAAAATACTGCTCCCAAAGAGCCTTATTTTCTACCGCCTCGTTTGCCGCCTTTTTTGCCGCCTCTTTTTCCACCTTTTTTCTTCTTCATAGCCATGATGCTCGCTCCTTTGTATTGCAGACTAAAACGTCTGCGTTGTCTTGGTTCACCTATAACGCCACCTATTGACGCACTAGTAGTCACCATTGGTTTCTACCTCTTTCCAACTTGGATGTTCTTCAATCTTGCGATTTTTATAACCATCCAATATTTCACGTCTGCGTTTTTTTAGCAAAGGATATAATTCTAGTAGGTTATTACGCGAACGTATGCCTGCTGTCTTGTAACCTTTGGTTTCATAGACGTGTATGTTTTCGTTGTATTCGCCAAGAACACGACGTATCTCCTGCTCCGTTTCATTCGTAACTATCCAACTATCTTCTGGGATATATTTTCCCATTACTCACCTCTGTTGAATAATTGTGCTAGTTCAGGATGTAGTTGTTGTATCTCTTCATCCGTATAACCCTGTTGCACCATCTCCCTCAAGTGTGCAATCAAGTCATTAGCACTAGTGACTGGAGGATGTTCCAGTGTAGGCCTAATCATACCCTCGCTCATAGGGGACTGCATATCTTCGTAATATTCTTCTGTGATTGTTTCGTAAATTCGTTTGTCAATTTCTTTGTTGATGTTGACGTCGGCAATGTTTGCTTCTTTAGCCATCTTCAACATAGTAACATCATTCGCTTTGTCCTGTATTGAGAATGAACGTGGATATTCCACTTCACCATCCCATACCTTACCTTGGTAAGTTGCCCATAGTCTCCAAATTAATTCTTCAGCGTGTTCTAGACACATAGCAAATCCGCTTAATTTAGAATTAAGTGTTTGGAATTCGCTTGTTAGAGCAACACCTGATAGTCTACGACTTTCAACACTTCTAATACCTGCCAATGAAGCCATTCTATCAATTGCCTCAACTTTCTTTTGCATTGCGTTGATAACACTATCAATACTCGCACCATTTGGCTGTAATAGATAAGGTTTTAAACCTGGATCCATGCTTTGTGGCATTTGAATGATTGAACCTGCTCCAGCACCTGCTTCTGTGTCTGCCGTTTTAACAAGTGAAGGGTGATTGGTTAATCTTACAATCTGTTCAATCTCACTACCAAACTCATATAGTTCTTTGGTAATGTCTGCGATATCGCCGACTGCGGATACTCCGACGCCGCGAATGTTTGAGCGTTGTGCATACACGCAGACCGCAGGCACTTTGCCCAGTGTGTTAGGGACGGTTTCAACAATTCTACCAGTTTTTTCATTGCCCGAAATCATATAGACATTAATCTCGGTAGGTGTATATTCCCTAATATACTGCTTATCCTTAAGAACTTCTTCCTTAACCTTTAGATATGTTAATTCATAAAGTCCATTGGATGTTCTTTCATATTCCCAATCTAAAACATTGTCAGGAGTAAAAAGTGAAACATAAGGACGGATACCTTGTTGTAGTTCATCCGCTCTTGTTCTGGCCTGTGTTGTTGGCTTATCCACAATCACCCAAGCGTGTCCATAAACCATTGCGTATGTTGAAACGTCTCTTAAAAAAGCAAGTAGACTTCTACCATCCAAATCTGCGTCTGCAAGGAAAGGCTTCAAACCTGGATCGTTTTCTAGACTACCAAAATCTCTTTTGATTTCTTTTCTAAACAAGAATGAGTTGTATAAGTCAACAATGGATTTGACGTGGTTGTCAAGTCCAATCATTCTTAAACGTTTTTCGTAATCTTCTCTTGATTCGTAGTAGTATGGCTCCAAATACTTCCCGTTGAAGTAGTCAAAACCGCCTTGATATGAATCACCTAAAAACTGCCACCTGTTAAGGTAGTATTTGTAGGCGTCGTGTGCTTCAACGATGTAGTCAATGTTTAATTTACTATCACCCTTGATAATTCTATCTCTAATGACGGGCATTATGCGTATCTCCTTGCTTGATTATTGTTACCAGTAAATGCCCAGCGTTGTGGTGTAGATGGTTCATAGTCTGTGCGTAGAGGAAATAAGAAGTCCACCAAATATCCAACTGCGTCTGCCATATGATCCAATTCTCCATCCTTTTCTATTATGGATGTGCCTGGTTTGTATACCATTCTTTCTAAACTATTAATTATCTGTCTGCATTTAGGGTCAACAAATAATGAATGCTCACCCCTGCTGTTTTTTAGTTTTGCATTTACACTATTAACCCTATCTCTAATAGGAGTGTGTGCATTTCTTACTTGAACGGTAAAGCCTGCGTTTTGTAATATTGAAATGTCAGTTCTACCACCTGCTGATGTTTTTCTTTGACGTCCTGCTGGGTCCGGATACATTATGATCCTTGATTGTGAATAACGTCTTTTTAATTCATCACATACTTCGTCTGTGTTAGAACCTTTCATTACAATTTCATCTATAAAATATATTGTTCTGCCTTCAATAACAGCAATTGAAACACTCATAGGATCCACGTTAAAGTCAATACCACAATGTATTTCTCTAACAGGTGCATTGTGTGCCTGTATTGTGTATTTTCTATCAAAGTTGTAGTATACCTGTCCACTATAAGTGTTGAATGTAGCAAGATATTCTTGCTCAAAAGTTTTTTGATCCATATCACGTTTGGCTTGTTCAATTTCATTTTCAGGAACATTGCCACCATCCAGTGTTGTGTATGTGTGGGCACCCCAATTGTCTGCTTCCTGTGCCATTGTGAACATTTCGTGGCTCCAACTACCAACGCCTCTAGGTGTTCCTAAAAACATTGCCTTACCACCTTTGTCTGATAGTGTTGGACGTAAAACCGTTGTCCAAGTTTCTGGAGTGATATCTTGGAATTCATCTAATACAATAAAATCCAAACCAACGCCTCGCAAACTATCAGGATTATCAGCACCCTTAAGATGTATAACGGATCCATTTTTTAATCTCAATTTTAATTCTGCTTCATTGCTTTGATCAATCCAACGCAAATCTTTTAACTTGTTTTTTAATTGATCCCAAACAATACCTTTACTCATTCTGTATGAAGGACTTACATACCAAACCTGTTGGTCCGGCTTTGATGCCGCCTTTGCCAACTCTCTCATTGCCACGTGTGTTTTGCCAAAGCGTCTTCCTGTCACAGCGACACGAAATCTGCTTTCATCTTGACAAATAACCTGTTGTGGTTGACTTAATGGCATATATTAATCCTCCCACGGTAACGGAGTTTTGTTGTCTCCATCTTCTGGTGTATCTTTTTGTCCTAGGTATTGTTTACCTAAAAATATTTGCATACGGGTATCACCATTTAAGGCTTTATCCCATTGTGCTCTGCGTAAACTTTTTTTACCCGCCTGTTTACCTTTTTCTAACAAATCTTTAAAACGTCTTTTTAGAGTTTCTGTAGGAATGCCAACCACTTCAGCAATTTCATCTGGAGTGCATTGTATACAAGCAAGTTTATAGACAAGGTCTCTGTCTATAGTCTTGTATTTTTTAACAGGCTGTGATTTATTATTTTCATCCATTATATCTGTCTCTCCACTACCTTGATTCTAAAGTTTCTGCTATCTTTTAAACCATTGGTGGTTGTGATTTTGTATTCTACGTTATAAACTTTGCCTGTTGTTCCGCCTGAAATATTTGCTGTTGCTATGTAATTTGTGTTTGTGCTTGAATCTATTACTAAAGGTGTTGCATCGCCACTAATGGTTTCTGCCGTGATAGTAATTGCAGAAATTGTATCACCAGTTGGCATCCAGTTGGTCCAATCCAATGAATAATCCAAAACCGCATATGGGTCTTTTTCTATAAAATGCCCTACCCTATCTTGTTGGAAACCTGTAAGTGTCGCCATTAACCTTCTCTCCTGTCTAAAGGATTTATTTGTTCTACGAGTGTTAGCGTCTGTGGCTTAAGAACTCTACTTTCGCTTTTCACCATGAATCCTCGTGTTTCTTGTTCAATGTTATTTAAGCGATTCTCTGGTTTTACCGCAAATTTTCGCTCCTCTTGTTCGATAATGAGTGTTCTTGACTCCGAATCTACAGCAAATACTCTAAATGGATCTATGATATAGATTGTTAAGGCACTTAACACACTATTGAATGCACTCATTGATGCACTTAATCTTACAAGTATACCTGCATTACAATCCAATGTGAATTGTGGTAATAGTGTTGCACTTCTATCATATCTTGCTATTGCATTGGTTGTTAATGAAGCACTTGCTGTTATTGTAGCACTATTGCCTCTTGTTCTTTCACCAAGTGTTAGTTGTGAATTAAATGCTGAAAGTGTTGCGGCACCACCCGCAGTATAATTGCCTGCGATTGTAAGTGTGCCAGCACTTGCTTCTAATACTATACCACGTTTTGTTTGAACGGCACTTGCACTAAAGTCAAATGCACCACTCATTGTGGACACACCTGATACTTGGAATATAGCACTTGAAGTTAAACCAAATGCACCAGTTAGGTTTGCTGTTGTATCTGTTCCTTTTGTTCCTGCTGTGACTACCGTGTTAAACGCTTGTAAATCAGCAACGGCTGTTGAATGTATCTTATCACCATCTGCTGTTAGTGTTCCGCTTGATGCTTGTAAACTTGCACCTGGTAAAATTAAATCACCATCTGCTGTTAGCGTTGCACTACTTGTTAGATTAATTACACCCGCTTCGATGAATAATCTTATACCACTATCTGGTAGATAAAGTGTTGGTCCCCAAATCTGTTGTGTGTCATGATTCCAACTACCATAGTTTGCCCAAGTCACACCATCGTGTGCATTGACAGCCAATGTTGCAACACCGCCTCTTAAGACATCAGCATCAACAACCATTGTGCCAGCACTTGCCTGTAGTGTTGCTCCTGGATGTATTCTACCAGCCGCAACAACAACGGCACCAGCACCTGATATGTTTGACGCACCTTGTTTTATTTGAACGCCAAGTGCTGTTTGTGTAGCATTGGCATTTATAGTTGATGTTGAACGTTTTGTTTGAACAGCACTTGCTGTTAGTGTGCCTGCACTTGCTTGAAGTGTTGCACTACGTTTAATTTGACTTGCTTCAAGTGTGAACGATAATGCACTTGATATTGTAGCACTACCACCATTAACTTTTTGTGGTGTTGTAGTGGTTGTGGCGGTAGTTGCAAGTGTCGCCGAAGTTTGTTTTAATTTATCAGCCTGTGCAGATACAGAAGCAGATACCGTTAAGGTTGCCTGTCCAAGGATCGCACCTTGCACATAACCTATATTAACATAGGTATCGCTTACATAGCCTGTTGTCGCATAACCCTCTGCGACATATAAATCACTAACAAACTCCGCCACGGGTTAATCCCCCCAATGACGTATTACGCCAATGATACCGTTAAATTTCCTGAAGTAATCTGGAAAGTATCACCTGAATCGATTGTTTTGTTTGTGTCTAATGCACCGTAGAACAATACGTTTCCTGAAGTTGATGCATCCATTACAGCAACGTGTGTAATAGTTGACCAGTTGCCATCTGATGCCGCTGGAAAAGTAATGTTGCCGGAATTAGATACCGAACCACCTGATACCGTGCCGAAAGTCACTGCCTGACGTGCATAAGCACCGCCTGTGCATTCGTCTGTGATTGTTCCTGCTTCTAGTCTTTCAGCAGTTCCGCCCGCTGAATCGTCTGAATTGAATAAAGCAACATACACCGTAGCAGGTGCTGTTGTAACTGCACTATTGTTTTTTAACCAAAAGTCCAGTGTTTTGTCTTCTGTATAATTTGAAGCCGCACTCATTGTTTTGTCTCCTTATAAGGTTTGTTTCGTTTGTTAATTAACATTCGTATTTAAGCAAAATATGTATAAATCATTATCTTACGCTTTTAATTTGAAGTATAGGGTGTGGTAGGAATATTACCGTATAGAGCACCAGCACTATCTTCCAAGAAATCAAAATGAACCGTAGGAGATAATGCCGCATTTGCATCTATGTTTGAATTGTAAAGATAAAACATAGGTTGTTGTAATCCTGATGCTTCGCCATTACTGCCTAGTGTTTGATAATTGCCAGCACTATCCCATATATATGAATACCAATCATCTACCATTTGTTGTGTTGTATTGTTTAGACCTACACCTGCACTATCACCTTCTGTCTGTCTTGGTGAAGCATAAAATTCTGCTACATATCCACTCCATTTGCTGTGTTGAAAATATGTAAAATTGGGTCTACCAATTTGTGTATGATGCACACCACTACCAACCGTTGTAATTTCTCCGTGCATTCCATACGACCTAGAAAATCCACTTGGATATCTATAGTATTCACTGCTATCAGTATCTGCTGTTTGTAATACACCATTGATGTAAACTTTATAATCTGGATATTGAACGGTTGTGCCTGCTCCATAGGTAGGATCATTTACAACAGCAGTATTGCCTAGTTCATCATAGAATATCATATAGTGATTCCAACCACCAAGATTACCGTTGTAGGTAACATCTAAATGATCTCTATAAGTATTGGCACCACCTATACTTTCAATTGATGTGTGTAAAACTCGTAAACGTGATTTGTTAAGAAAAATCTGAAATCCACTATCTGTAGCAGAATATGCCGGATTGGTGACCATTACTGCCGCATCTGAACTTGTGGTTGTGGGCCTTGCCCAAAAACTCCAAAAGTAACTAAACGGGCCTACAAGGGTTCCGCTGTTATAATCATAGGCACCGCCTGATCCTGACGTGGAACTATAAAACCCTGTGGTTGGATATATGGTTATGCCATCAGCACCAAGTTGATTGAATTCAGGATTGCCTGAACTTACCAAAGGAAAAGTAAGCATTATGCAAATGCCTCTAAATGAACTCCTAGCATATTTGTCCCATCACTAATAAATGTTAAGACATCAATGGCATTAGGATCTGTAGTGATTGCTGGGGTATTGCCAAATGTAAATTTATAGGTGCTGTCAAAACTCAAAGTGTATCCACCTGTGCCATTCTGTTTTACAATAAGAATGTAAGTAGCACCCGCCTGTTGATTGCTTGGTGCCGCCAGTGTTGAATTGGCATCCAATGTAATCGTTGCCGTTTGTTGTGAACCCAAATTCCATTCATATGTGTTAGCACTATCGCTATCACTTAAAGTTTGTAAACCAAAGTATTGTTGTGCTGTAAAGTTTTGTGTTTGACTTGTGGCAACAAGATTAAGTCCATCATAGGTAGTAATGATGCTGTTCACATTGTCAATGTTGTTTTTTATGTCCGCTCTAGCATTGGCAACCAAATCATTTGGATTGTCCACGTTGGTTGTGTTTGCTTGTGTTAGACTTGGAAAGTTTGGCATCTATATCTCCTTAATACCTTTGCGTATGACTAATTCTAATTTCATCAACATAAGCATCTGGCGTTCCTGAATAGTTTCCTAAACGAACATATCCGTGGTTACTATAACTACCTGCCGCTTTTGTTCCTGAAGCAACTTCAAAACCATCACACAACACTCTAATAGCACCTGTGCTGTGGTTATAAACCATCGCAATATGATGCCATTGGTTAGCATTGATTAGTCCTGTTGCTGAAGTTACATAATAACTTGCTCCTGCGTAATAGAAGAATTGTAAACTGCCATCATTTTTAGCACCAAAACTCCAATAGTTTCCGCCACCTGTAGTGACAAAACTACCCATCACCCTTGGTAAACCGTTTCCTGCTTGGGCACCTGTTAGTGTGTCATAGTATACCCAACATTCAATTGTGGTATCCTGATTATACCAAGCACTGGTTCCACCGTCACCAAAATAAATGCTGTCTGTTGAACTAAAGTTTAGGTCAACACTTGCTGTGCCAAATTTTGCTTGTGTTGTGCTTAAATCCGCACTTGCTCCACTAAAGGTAATTGTGTGTGAGTTTGAACTTTCGTCAGTTGCTGATGTCTGTCCATTTGTTCCATCCCAACTACATAAAAATTCTGTGTTACCATCACTTGTAAATGCCGCTGTTGGAACCGTATAATCAGGTGGTGGTGTATATCCTGACAATGTTTGTCCGTTGTCATCAAATATTTCTGTTGCGTTAGCACCTTGCTGTTCAAAGTGTAATAGCAATAGTGTGTTAGCATCGTTTTCAAATGCTGTGGTGCTTGGTGTAAATCCACTTGTGTATCTTGCTGTTTGTGATACACGAAATTCATCAATGTGTCCATTGAAGAAAAATCTACCACCTGGACTACCCGTGTGCAAATATCTATCAAATATACCAATTGCTGGCACAATAGACCCAATTTGTTTATCTGTTGTATCCGTTACACTTGCTTTTTCTACACCGTCAACATATACCTTAAGTGTTCCTGAATTTCTTACAGCCGCATAGTGTGACCAAGTGCCACTGCTACTACCTGAAGTGAATGTTGTTGAACCTACCCCATAGTGTAGTGCATTTAAGGATAAAACTAATCCTGGCACAATAGTTCCGTCCGGATCTTCATTCCAATCGTATACATGATTCCAAGTAAACAACGCATCATAGGTTCCTGGTGTTGTGGCAGGTCTTGCCCAACATTCAATTGTAAAATCGCCTGTGCCCAATGCTGTTAAATTGTGCATTGGCACAAAATCACCTGTTCCATCCAATAGTAAACTTGAACTACCAAATTTGTATTGTGCTGTATCTATCTGTGCGTTACCAAATGCAGTTAAACCAACCGGTCCTCTATCACCGTTGTCATCAATGAACACCGTGTCACCATCTGTTCCATCTGCGTGGATCAACAATAGTGTGTTGCTGTCATTTACAAATGCTGTTGTTGTTGGTGTAAATCCTGTTGTGTATCTTGCAGTTTTAGAAATACGGAATTCATCAATATTTCCTGGCAATGAATAACCACTATTGTAGTAAGCACCAAATTGCAGATATCTTGCACTTGAATAATCATATGTATCAGTGGAACTCCATTGTTGAACTCCATCTATGTAAAGATACATGGTTCCGCTGTATCTAACAACAGCAACGTGATACCACGTGTTTGTGCTGTTTGCTGATGCAGTTAAACCTAACGCCTGTGATGATGTTCCTTTAAAATAGACTTGCCAGTTTGCGGAGCCATTGCTGTAAAACGCCGCCGCTACAGAATTAGCACCTGATGACGCATTGTAGTCTGGATCTGCGTGAATATGAAATATACCCTTGTTTGCTGTATTGCTTGTTCTTGCAAAACATTCAATGGTGAAATCACCTGAACTACCAACCGTTGAACCAAAGTCCGCAACATCTACGGTTAGATAATCACTTGTTCCATCACCTAGATAAGAACTGCCGCCAAACTTGTATTGTGCTGTGTCTATCTGTGCATCATTGACTGCTGTAATGGTTCTTGCTGTTCTTTGTGCTACTGCCGCCGCTTCTGCCGCCTTTGCTAAAAAACTTAATCTACTTGCTCCAATTGGCATTGCCTACTCCTTATTGAAAGTCTGTTGCTATTGATGCCCAGTAAGTGGTTCCATCATAAAAGATTGAAACAACACTAAATGAAGTCAATGTAGTATTGCCCCCTGCAAATTTATAAGCACCAGTTCCTGATGCTGTTCCTGATCCTGTAACAATAAGTGTTACCGTTTGTCCTGTAGCCGCATCACTAAATGCAGGTAATGACAAACCTGAAGTGATAGTCACCGATTGAACATTTCCGTTTGAAACCGTAATGGTTGGAGTGTCTGTTGAACCCAGTGCATAAACCGTTTCTGAATAATCTTCTAGTATAACATTGTTGATTTCGTTGCCCTGTCCATCAAGCGTTCCGCCCAGTTGTGGAGTTGTGTCTTCTACAACATTGGCAATACCTGCACTTGGTTGTGCAACCCAACTTAATGTTCCCGCACCGTTTGTTGAAAGAACATAACCATTTGTTCCTTCTGCTGGCCAAGTAGCATAGTCAATAATCACATTTCCTGTGTTTGGTGTTAGGTTAATGTTGCCTGATCCGTTTGGAGCAATAGTGATATTGCCGCTTGATGCAGAAACAATTGAATTTCCATTTACATCTAAACTGCCACCAAGTTGTGGTGTTGTATCTTCTACGACGTTTGCGATACCAACAGCGTCTGTTGCCGCAATTTCAATTGCACCAGCACTATCTACGTTTAGGGTAATGTTGCTACCAGCAACAAATTGAATTGTGTCTGTTGAAGCATCTGAACCTGTTAGTGTGAAGTTAGCATTGCTACCATCTACCGTTGCTCCAATTGTGTATGTTGTGTTTGTGTCGGCAGTATCTTGATTGATTGTAATAACTGCTTCGCCGGCACTATCTGTTGTTAGTGCTGTTGTAATACCTGTTCCACCAGCGATTGTAAATTTTTCATTTGCCAGTGCTTGACCTAGTGTTGTTTGTCCTGAATCAGCATTTAGATCAATTGCTTGAATTTTGTTGTTTAAAATATCGATAAAGTTATTATCTAATTCACTAAAGGTTAAACTATCGCCCTTGGTAGTTGCTCCTGTTGTGGTTTCCTGTCGTAGAGTAATTGTCATTTTGTATCTCCTGGTTTACATTGCCCCAACAATATTTAGTCGCTGTGCGTATATTGTTGCACATTTACACCTAAATCTGGCAATAGTGCATCCTGTGGCGTGTGTATAATAAACTGCGTGTTTAAAAAGTTTGCAAATATTGTTTGCCAGTGTGGTATCCACTGCTGATTAAGATTAGGACGTTTGCCACGTGGCACTAGGTTATCCATTTGGCTGGCATAGTCATCCGTCCATATGCTGTCCATACCCCATAGGTGCAATTCGTCCGTCATACTTGCGTGATGTTCCACCGCATGATGTCCTGCACTATATCTTTGCTTGATTTCAAACACATCAAACCAATGTCCTTCACGTTTTCTTTTCACGCTGTGGTCCTTGACCTTGGTTGTGCATAAAACAGGAACCTTTGGATTCCAATTGTTATCGCTCATCCAATTAACCACAACCAAATCAATAATTGCTAGGCAGTTGTATTTGATCTTGTGCTGTGGTATGTTGCAGGCGACACGATATTCGTTTTCTACATCAAACAAACCGTTGCTTGGACCGTTGCCTATCACGTGAACCCTAGGACGTTTTTCGCCATTGGGGAATGCGGTGTAATCACTATCTTGCATTTACTTTGTCCATATACGCAGGTCTTTGTATTCAACCGAGTGTCCCATAAACAATAATGCAATGTATAATATGGGCCAACCCCAGCCACTAATGTATCCTGTTAGATGCAATATCATAAGTGCTAGTCCTGTGACACTTGTTGTAGGTAATAGATACCTATCACTTCTCTCTGGTAATTTCATCGTTCAGCCTCCTTAAAATTTCTTGTAAGTTATCCAATCTCTTTGATTGTGAATTTATTGCTTTTACAAGTTCCTGTTGATTTGTTAATAGATTACCTATGTGTTGATCAGCCGCCTTGGCAAAATTAATCAACTGCATAAGTTCTTCGTATGGATCCCAACCTTGTTTCATACTATTCTACTCTTATATGGTTTATAACTTGGTGGTAATGTCACAGCATCTGTTTCATTCCACCCCCTTTCTAGTCTGCTGTATAGTGTGTGCCTTTTGATACCATTTGCCCTTGCACGTTTAAGCAGTTCAGCGGCTTTGCTTTTATGCCAACGACAGCCAATCATGCGTTTTTCTGTTTTACGCCATTTGCAGTTGCCTGGAGCATAATCACCAAATGCATCATCACGAATAATTTCGTATTCCGTGTCCTCCATAGGACCCATGTCATCTATAAAGTTGATAAAGCCAGCGGAACCAACTTCATAGTAATCCCAATCTTCATAAACAGCAACGTCGGCATATCCCTTTTGTGGTAGTTTACATCTTCTGCACATACGATACCACACACGCCAAGTTCTTGGATGTTCTTTTCTTAAAAATGTATAATCACTTAACATGGTATTTCTCCAATGTTTCGGGCGGACAATATACACCGTGTTTGTCTACATCATAATCCGTTGTTGGATAGTTAAGCACCGTTTCATAGAAGTGTTTTTTGAAGTGCATACGTCTTGCAATTATGATGCAGTTGTGTGGACCCCATGCCTCGGTTTTTTCCACACGGCTCATGCAGTATTGATGTATTGCTCTGCCCATGTGTTCTATTACTCCGCTGTCCTGCCATACCTTATACCAAGAGTCCGCATCAAAGGCCCATTCTTCTCCACGGAACCTTGCCTGTGCGGCACTTCTTGCATATCTTGTTCCATATGGTTCTGGCAATTGATACTTTCTTGGATATGTTTCTATTGCTCTAGTTCTTCTCATAGTATATCCTTACCATTTGGATGAACCTTTATCCAACTCATGTTGTCAATTTCTGTTCTAAAATATGTGTAGGCACATATTCTAGTAACCCAGTCATCAATTTGTTGTGCTGTATAATAATGCAGTTCACCTGTTTCATTAAATTGTTTCCACGGTGTTGATACTTCACTTGCACCATTCCATTCGCTGGAACAGATAACGGGGACACCATGTATAACCCCTTCGCTTGCCGCGGCACTATGGTTTGTCACAAGAACATCATATCCTTGATCCAACTGCATAGTGACTTGATTTGTTTGCCTTGCTTTTATGCCCACTTTGTTTCTTACACTATAGGTATAACCCCAACGATCCAATGAACCTTTCATGCGTTCTATCCACGTGGTTTGATCTTCATTGTAAAACTCTATGTGATTGCGAGGGCTTGATGCACAGATTAATGCGTGTTTGCGTTTAACTTCTCGTGTGTCAACACACCCACCCCAAATGTCTGCAATATCTTTTGCCCAACCATTTGACAGCGTGTGCAATATTTTATTCACACGTTCTCTATGCGTGTGATCCACTGGAGTGCCTTGGGGCATATTCCAACCACAGTAGGTTAGTCTGCTCCACCATTTTTCTCCCTGTGGATTTGTGGGGTTAACATATCTTAGATGTGGCATCATTGAATTATCCCACCAGAACCAACGAAACCCCGGTGGCTCCTTGCCTGGCTTGAACATGGTTTCAGGTTCACAACCCACAAGCAGGTATGTTTTATCCTTGCTCCATATATTTTTTAATCTTGATATCGAAATTGGCAATGCTTTTTCTTTACCATTTTCATTCATTCTGGCTTCACGGTGATTTTTGTATATTTTATAGTATCCCCATCCCATACCTTTTAAACTCTCCTTCATAGTCTGTTCCTTTGCTATCAGTATTTAGTGCTTGATAACTTTAGCGTGGCTAAATAAGAGTGTAATAGAAACATTTTGGTAAAATCAGTGGTTGCACTATTTTGAAATGATGCTATTATAATAATATAACAATCGAGTTATAAAACTGAAACTGAAAATAAGGAGATAAAAAATGATAACATCAGGAGCACTCGTATCCGCAAGAAGAATGAATTCAAAATACGGTGGATATGTTTACAAGTGCAAAGTAATCTGCGAAAAGGGTAAAGAACGCACACTTTGGGTTGATCCCAAAATGGTAAACTACAAGAATTGGGAACAACTTGTGGACATTGTGCAGGACCCAATCTGTGAAGGCAAAGGCATTTTGCTGGACAATCTAAAAGTGTTAAAAAAGAACGACGAACGACTGGATGCGGACGTATGCCCCGAATTGGCAGGTGTTTGTAAACTAACCGATTTGGAACCCAAGGAGGACACACCATGTTTCGAATAATGATAGCACTTGTGTTCATGACTTCAACCGCCCATGCAGGTTGTTGGGAGGATATGGCCCAAGGCGATAATGCCGCATGGGTAATCACCAAAAGCATATTGAGTCCCTTTGTGTGCATACCCAG